CGAAACAAAGGGTTGGTTGGTGGTCGGCAACAGCCGACAACTCATTGGGAATGTCAGCAGGATTTTTTAACCATGCCGCCGCAGCCCTAAGAATAGGGGCCTCCAATCACTGCGCTCCACGCTATGGAGGCAAGACTTACCCCATTATGGATAAGGCTGCGAGTCTTGGTTTGTTTTTATAGGTTTTTCAGTTTTACTATGTTTTTTGTGATCAGGGATCAACTATATGCTTTTTGGTTTTTTTGTAAGCTTTTCTCGGTTTTGCACTTTTTGATTTAGTTTTCTTTTTTAAATGCAGATACTGAACAATTCAACAGACGCCTGTAACTCCTAAAGTCAACATCCCATTACTCATTCATCCAATCGCCATCATCATCTGCCCAGCTAGGTGCAGGGAACATCGCGTCTAATGAATCATCTAAGTTGGACAGCTTTCCCTCTATGGACATCTCCTGGATCCATTCATCGTAAGACTCTTTAGTGCTTGAAACCCTTGCCCAGTAGGCATGTGGTGGCTCATCTACGGTCCAGTGATTGTCAAAGATGTTTTGCATCACAACTTCAGGCGGTATGTCGCTCACGTCCACAACCTCATCTTCTCCCACTTTTGCACCTGACACGTCCAACTGAGCGAAGAGAGCACTGACTTTGTCAACTGGGGCACTGGGTCCTTCACCTGTGGGTGCATCGCCATGTGTCTGCTCAGGCTCCTCGGTCAACAAGTTCTGGGCTTCCAAGTCAGCGAATATATCTTCGTCACCTTGAGTTGCCGGGAAATCATCCTTGACAGGGCTCCTTGGAACGGGTGAGGACCTGCTACTCCTAAGTCTGGTTGCTCTGAACTTAACAGTCTTGTGAATTCCGGAAGTGTCTGCTCTTATCCAGCCTATGACTTCTTGGCATGCTGATCCCATAACTAGGGCATCTATGTCACCCCCGTAGTTCAGCCCCATCTTGCATAAGTCAACCACGCACTGGACGCACTGCGTGTCACTTTCCACATCTTCTCCTTCATCCATACCAGCAGCAGACACATCAGCTAAGAACTCTTCGCGTGATGCCTCGCTCTTTATGTTGGAGGCAACTGACTCTATGGCTCTATCCACCATGGATGACCACATGACTCTGGCACTCAGGTTACCGGTCGGTTTCAGTGCCCTCTGTGCTACTCTCAGAAAAGCTGTCCTTGAGTTCAGTTTTCCAACTGATGTGTCCCCTGAAGCAACCTGCTTGTTGGCTCTGTCTTCGTACCTAGCAGCTGCTAGTAGCCACTGAGCTCTTATGACTTTAGTGACGAATGTAGGTTTTGCGCTGTCTGCAGACACGGTTATGCTGCTGTACTCGTCACTGGTGTTTGCTTTGAGCTTTCTTATGCTCCTGGCTAGTGCAACTAAGTAACCTTCTACATTCAGAGCTCTGCCAGTGAATGACATAACGCTGTGTATAGCGTCGTCCAAGTCACCTGCCACTCTGAAGCCTGGCATACCTAGCCTTCTAAGTGCGAGAGCTATGGCTTCAGTCATGGTTAACCCGCCCCTGACTTCATCAGTCTCCCTGAGTAAGGTGTTCAAATCTTGCCTACTCATTAACACAGCATCTTTGTCCCTAGCCCACTCATCTGACAGGTAGACTTCGTCTATAGTTCCGCTCCTCCTCATCTCCAGTATGTGGTGAGCTAGCACTGCCTTTTCTAGAGCTAGGTGTATGGCGCGTGTGTCCAAGAAGCTGTCAGATATGTATTGTATTGCCTTTTGAGAGTCCAGACCTAGTGCTATATTTGCTACTGAGTGAGGTGCAGAGCTGGTGTCAACGTGCACTACACCTCCTGTTTCTGGCGCCCTGGACTGAGCCCGTTGAACAAATGACCTCCCCAAAGCAAAGTCTGAGTATTTCATGGCCACCTTAGCTGACCTGACCTGCAAGATTTCACTACCCGCACCTTCTAGCGCCTCTATGCCTAGTTCTTCGTTCTCCAAGGCTGCTTCGTAAACTTTCTCAGCAGCTCGGGCTCCTGCTCTCATATACTCATCTAAGACTCTAGACATCTCCGACTGAGACAAGCATACCATGGCGTGTTTAGCCAGGTCACTCTTGATAGACACAAAAGGCGTTATCTTCTCTATCAGTGAGAGGTCAGAAGGTAAGGAAGGTGAATCTGGCACCCTGAGCGCTGCTGATGCTTCCTGCTTAAAAGTGAAGCCGTAAGCGAACTTGTTGATACCGAGTTTTACTTGCAGAGAAGCTTCCAGGAGTCCAGCACACCTCAAGACAGTTATAGCGCCCATTAGATCATGCATGTGGTGTATGCCTGCTTGAGCTCTGGTTATAGCTCTTGCATCGACCCTGACTGATCCTTGTGTGTTGGGGAAAGCCAGTATGATGTGATTTGTCTTAGAGTGCCTCATGGAAAGTCTCTTAGCTCCCACTTCAACTAACTTGCCTCTGTTGCCTAAGACTCTGATGTCCACATGGCCTGCCCAGCTGTGCAAGAAAAGGTCCATGAGTGGTTCATGATGTGCACCGTTAGCCTCAGCCCATCTGAAAGCAGCTAAACCTGCTGCTATTTTCCTCCTCACTGGGTTGTACAAGAGGACATTTGCCTCTGTATTGACATTGGAGGCCACACTCCTGTATCCTTTGTACCCAATGTGGTGTAATGCCGAGTCATACAGGTTCTTGCCGTTGCTGCCAGCTGTCTTTATGAGCCTTGCTGTGTCGTAGCTGACTGTTGTCATCCTCTGTGCTTTGGAACTCTCCAGGTCTACCTCACCGTGAAAGGCCCAGAGGGACATAGGGCATGGGTAAGTGTGGTTCAGCACTATGAAGCCAGCCTTGGCGAACTGTGCATCTCTCATCTTGTAAGCATGCTTGAATGCCCCCTCTGATGTGACGCTCTCATACTCGGCTTGTCCATGAGACTTTGCATCTCTGAGCACAGCCATGATAGATCTTAGGTTATACACGTCACAGTTACGGACCCTGCGTCTGAGGTCACCTATACCACGGGAGCCCAACAAGTTAGCCACTAGCTCAGTCTTGTCTACTCTGCTCATTATCTCGTCAACAAAAGCATCAGGTAAGCATCCGCCAACTTCTTCTAATAGAGCTGCTTCGTATTGTCCACTCTCCAGTACTGATTTGAAGGCAGCCTCTGTCTCCTCAGAGATTGCAACGCTGTCCAAAGTCTTGAACGGTTCTGCCATACCTCTGCTCCTTGCAGCTTTACGGAAAGACTCCTTAAGAGCATGTGTTACCCCTCTGTGGCTCTCAACCGTGTAGGAGAAAGGTGTCTTTACTACAGCCATGGCGGAAGGCGTGTGAGGTTCCTGGCCCAAGACCGCGCTGAATTTCTCATAAGCAGATGGGACTGCGGCTATGGACACCAACTGCCACATGATTTCTATGTACCAAGTTAGGGGGTCAGACTGGCCTGTTGCTGCAACAGCAGTTATAGGTCTTATACCTAATCCATTCATACCGACGGGTGCCATGAGAAGTAATGTAGCGTCTAAAGGCTCCAGTGACTTAGTGCTAGGTTCGACTGCGTACATAAGCCTGATGCTGGTCCATAGGGCTAACATGTAGCACATGAAAGGGTCACCTCCCTGTGCCATAGCGCTGCTCGCGACGCCCATAGCAGCTGCACAGTGGTCTGGTAGTGAGGCGAACCGCCTGGTGTGATCTCTGTCGATACGCATCATAGTTTTGATCGAATGCGAGACCTGGGCCCCGTCCACGTACAGCTCATTGAGGTAGATGAATTTTATGTTTGAGAAGAAACTCTTAACTTCATCCATAACAAAACCTAACTCGATATATACAGAGATGAGTAGCTCCTTGGCTTCAGCTGCTTTGGCTTTTGCTTCCTCGGCGTTTCCTTCAACTGCTACAACTGTTGCAGCGTCATCTATGAAAGCCAGTGTGTAAGCCGACTCCTTAGGGCTCAGGATCTTCTTCTCCCTGAGTAGGTAAGCCCAGTAGATAAGTATATGAGCATGCATCGTGGTGTCACTAGTAGCAGGCCAACCTTGTATGTTTCCAGTCTTGCAGTCAAAGTGGTCTTTGAAACCCCTCCTATCTGAAAAAATAACTAACTTCTCCCACAGCTTCCTGATCGCCTTGGGGTTTTCGCATTCCGTGGTGCTGAGTGCGTAATCTTGCCATGCATGGAACATGTCTCTGGGCATTTTCGGGGACCAACCAGACACATCTGTAGAAGTAGCGAAAGAGGTCCTTGTAGAGTCTTTACTGACCGCCTTGGCCATAGTCTGGAACTTCCTCTTGTGCTTGACAGCATCTGCTCGCATTGATACTCCTGGGGTTATGGCTGCTAGCGGTCTCATAGAGTGGTCTACTTCGGTTAAGATCTCTCTGGCTATGTCACAAGCAGATAGTGTTTCTCTTATCTTGGAGTCCACCTTAGTATTCTCAGCTTTGCCGGCTATCGCACCTAAGATGTGGTCCTTGTTAGTGAGCTGTTCTTTGTAGACCCTGGACCTAAAATTCTCCATACTCTCACCATTGCTCATGGTGGAGCCTCTGAAGATGGCACTGAGCAGCTCATTCTGGTCTGTCTGGCTTAAGTCTCTGGAGTTCAACCTGTCCATGTACATCTCTAAGTTTGCAACAACCCTTGTGCTGTCCTTTGCAGAGAATATGTGGAAGTCGCCTGTGTGGTCGAACGGAAAAACTTTACTCAAGGCAAACTTTCCCCAATCTTCCCTAGGTGCCATGCTGAACTTCCCAGACAAGCTTTTCTTACCATGTGGTGACTGGTAGTAGTCATACCCTTCTTCTTGAACTAGCTGCTGTTCATCCCTTCTCTTGCTGACAAGCCTTGCTGTGTCGTAAGCTTTGCAGAAGTTGATGAACGTCTCAACACACTCAGGTTTGGCTTTGTTGGCAGAGCTAGTTCTCTCCTTCATCGTCTCGTGCAGTAGAACAGGGTCTATGTCCGGAGGTGGCAGCAAGTGGTAGAGCTTGAATAACTCAGCCTTTGATCTCTCTGGGATCGGGAAACCTTTGATCATGTCATACCACTTCGTATTGTGAGGGTAGTATGTGAGTATTTCAGATGAAAGGTACTTATCTCTTTCCTCCCAGCCGCAATCAACCTCTGCTTCATCCTCACAGCATGCGTTTTGCCACCGGGTGTAAGCCAGATGCATGTGCCTGGGCAGGTACTTAGCCTTCTCTGTCTGCTGCAAGGAGTTCTTGATCCATGTTAGGCATTTCCTGTAGTATGGATAAAGATCACACCTACTTGGGTCTGCTGTGAGTCTGTAGTCACGCATGCATATGTCTGAGTTCCTGTAGCTGACAACACATGCCCTGAAGTATTCAGCCGCTGCTGAGTCAAAGATAAGAGCTGCTCCTTTGTAGTACATGACCAGCACACCTGCATAGTTGTAAGCAGCGCAATCTCCCTCCAAATCTATATGAAAGTTGTGCCTCTCCCAAGGCTCGGAAGTAGAGACTCTGTCTATCATCTTCCTCGTGTGCTCATTAAGCCTTGTGAGGCCCATTGCATAAATCCTCGAATACTTTACCCACATAGGGTGAGATTTGTAAGTCAAAGATTCGGCAACTTTCTCCCAGTGCATGAACTTGCAAGCTTCCTGGCTCAGGCCCCGTGAGAACTTCATGCTCTGTGACACTCTAGACCAAGCCCCTGGTGCTATCTTTTGCCCAGGGAGCTGGTAAGTCATGACGAACTGCGCAACCCTCCTAGCCTTCATTGAATCTTCTGGCTCAACCTCCATCCTTTCGTCCTCAAGCATCTTGTGAATAAGATAGTAAACAGCAGATGCATCGGTGTAGACAGGCCCCACATCTTGTCTCTCAAAAGTTAGAAGGAAGTCACTGCATATCGAAGAGCATGAGCCTCTCGACATAAGCTTCGGTGATCTAGCCATCCTGCCGATTTGAGAATCAATGAGGTAACTCTCCAACTGCGCATCAACCCCTGGAAGCTCTTCCTCCTCCTTCTCTATGTCCATTGCAGCTCTCGCCATCGACTCATAATCGAAACTAGCTGATTCTTGTTCTTCTCTTGTGAGTGAAAGTGATTTGCACATCTCCCTGAGCAGTTCGGCATCTTGAGAGGCAACCGCAAGCCCGACCAGCTTGTTTCTGGCCTGGTTACGGTATCTTGGTCGCTCGAAGACTCTTGCCATGGGACAGACATTCAAACTAAAGTGTGGGTGCAGGGTAAAAATCAGTAGGGAACCTAGGTATTCCCTTAGAACTAACTTTTCAGATTTCTCTTCCATGTCCGT